GGTGCGTTATAGTACTAATGTGGATGAGAAAGTCCACCGTAGCAATACGAGCTTAGGCGGAAGCGCCTTCCCTTGCTGAGAACCTTCTAACCACTAATGTGGGTAGGGAACTCAGGCAGAGATACCAACTGCTGTCAAAAACCCTTTTAAGGGCTTCATTCAGCGAGGGGTTATCTAAAAGAAGGTTTAACTAATAAATACAATGAAAAATTATATTTACCAGCTAAATGTTCCGAGGTCGCTTAGAAGAAATAGTTGAATTAAAGATCAAGATTTTGATCTTTGATTCGACATACTTCTTTGAGCCACCAACACCAAAGAGCACAGATCTATTCTCAAAATTCTCCTTAAGAGAATTCGAGGTATGTATATGCTCCAAGGGAAAAGAAGAAACCTTAAACAGGTTCATCTTTACCTAAAGGAGTGTTACACAATCTGCGTGTCTGTCAAGGTAGGTCACCCTTACGAGCCCAAAGTTGGGGTTCGTGTAGGGAAGGGGAGCGGTTTTCCGCTCCTAATACCCAGGCGTCTTCACTTGTTGATGAAGTCTGACCGGAACTTGTACATTGCTATCATGACCTTGTTAGGTATTCATAGAATCGTACCCTGATGGCCGCCGGCGGATATTAGCACAGTCACTGAAAAGTGAACTGGTCTATATCGTTCGTTAGCTGTCGACACTCTAAAAGTGTCTAAGGATCGATTGTGTGAATTAGCAGGGATAAAGCATGATGTTGTCTTTGATCGGCTTAAAGCGGTCACTCTCCTTCCGGAGAGTGCCGGGCCGAATCATCAAGTAGCGTGACGCGGAGTGATATTGGATGCAATGGCTATTTATAATAGTCCGTTGTACTTCCTTACGCTTCTCGCATGGTATGCGATGACGAGGTCGTACTTGCATTTCTTTTCACTGGCATCTCTGTTTCCTCTCTGAATTGTTTATCGCACAACTCTCTTTGTGAAAAGATTGATATATCGTAAATTACTTAAGTTTTACCTTAATCTAATTTACTATCTCAACATCATTTTGAAAGCCATTAAGTGGCTATCAGTACGTTGGTATATTTCTCGCGAAAGCGAGTATATTACTAAACGTGGATGATTTTGAGCATCCGAATATACTCTAGGAGATGTTAAGATGTGATGATTTATTAATTCACTTATTCAGTGAATTCCTAAATTCAAAACACCTGACTCTCTTAGAATACTCGGTTGGTACCAATCCATTCAAAAGGAGAATGAGCCAAAACTTTCGAGATTAACAGCTGTATATAATACAGCTGGGAAAGCCCGAGTAATTGGTATAACCAATTACTGGGTCCAGAATGCACTTTACCCGTTACATAGGGAAATCTTCAAGTTTCTTGAAGGGTTGCCTACGGATGGAACCTACGACCAACTAAAGCCTGTTAAGGCTTTGGCTGATGATGGTTCAACTTACTACTCCTATGATCTTACGGCGGCAACCGATCGGCTGCCTCGTGAGATTCAAAAGGATGTATTAAGTTTGTTCATCGGGAAGACTTTATCGTTTTTGTGAGCCCGCTTAGTTGATATGCCTTTCCATTCGAGTGATCGATTAGGTGGTTCTAACATAGTTAGATACACCGTCGGTCAACCAATGGGGGCGTATTCATCTTGAGCGATGCTCGCTTTAACCCACCACATGATTGTTCAAGCTTCTGGTCCATCCACAGTCCGCAAATATGCGGTACTTGGGGATGACGTCATCGTAAGCGATGATGCGCCGGATTACCTGACAATTATGACTGGCTTTGGTGTCCAAATCTCTCAGGCAAAATCGATAATATCGAAAGAATTTATCGAGTTTGCGAAAAGAGTTCGTACGCTGAAGGGTGAAGACTACTCCATTATCGGACCGGGCCTTATACAGGCCGCAGTTCGTAATAGATTCCTCTCCGCAGTAGTGCTCGCTGATGCTATCCGAAAGGATATCATTAGGTGAACCGCCGCCCCTAAAGTATTCTTGGAGATGCCCGGACGAAATCGTCGGGTTCGTGGTCGCTCAAAAGGCGATACGAAACCTTTCGATATAGTCCGAGGTCCCCTAGATTACGGGTCTTGAGTGCTTTTTGGCCCAAAAGGGCTAATATCTCGAAACCTCAGCTTCGCTCTGAAAGAGGGAAGTGTGAGGGCAGTTCAAGATCTGAAGCACGAGAGCATGTTCTTTAAAATCCAAATTCGAGAGTTCCTTAAAAAGGAAACTGCTAGAAAATGGATTAATAGTAAAGAACAGGCCGCCATTGTCCTTAACGGCTTATCGGCCGATCTATGATCGGTCGCTAGGCTGTTGGGACATGGTTTACCCCTACGTATACTTTCATACGTAGCTCTGTGGTTTACTCCTATCCCTTGATATATTATATCAAAGTATGGAGAAATCCTTGAGCAGGTAAATCCGTGAGAAGAGAAGCAGTATCATAAGTGATACATTGATGATATCATTTCTGATGCCCTAGAAGGGTTCAAAGAGCTCGAGATTTCGAGTCTTGAACCTCTGATAAGGTCAGAAGCAAATAACATCCTTCGGTTCTACGACGGACTTATGAGCTTTGATCCCGATGAAAAGGTAAGACGCGAGCGTCGTCAGGCGGATTTAGAATTCGCTAGACGAGCAATCGAATTTTACCGTCATCGGGCCTTAGCTGCGCAGCTTGCTTCTGAGCGTGTAAAACACGCTGCTCGAAGTGCTGGTGCTCATGGA